TATGGGAGATTCAGAGCCAAGCTCCTTATTTGGAGCAGTAGTTGCATTCTTCATGCTCGGCGTCGTTTGTGGCATATGTGGATTTATCATCTACTCAGATCCAGCGACGATGCGGAACATGTATCGTGAGCAGATGTGGCAAGAGGCTGTTGAGGCTGGTGTGGCTGAGAAGCTTGAGACATCGCAGGGTCCAGGTTACAGGTGGAAGGTGAGCGTCAATGAGTAGTAGTGATCCAGAGCCAGGATGTGTTATAGGGGGAGCAATTGGCTTCGCTTTGATTGGCGGCCTGATTTTGGCGATAGGACTATCTGCCGTAAAGTTATCTATCGAAAAGACCGCTTGGTGGGAAGATGCCGTTAGTCGCGGATATGCCGAGAAGGTGACGCACTCAGGAGGTGAAGGTTACAGATGGAAGGAATCAAATGAGAATACTACTGATCGATGAAGAGTTGGCGTCATTACTTGAAAGCCACACAGAGCAAGAGCTTGAGCAATTGCGAAAGAACCTTATTGCGGACGATCGTGTACTAGATCCTATCATCGTATGGGAGGGTACTGACATCATCGTGGATGGTATGCACCGATACCCCATTGCGATCGAGGAGGGCCTTGACTTCACCGTTGCTGAATTACCATTCCGCGATCGTGCTCATGTGAAGGACTGGATTATTCGCCACCAGCTTGGACGTCGCAATGGAGATGCGTTCGCGCGTAGTCGCTGGCGTGCAATGGTTGTCGAAGCTGCTACTAAGTTTGTGGATGGCGGTATCTCCAGGAACAAGGCTATCCGTGAAGTAGCTGCCGCTAGCAACGTGACGGAACGCCAAGTAAAAAATGATTTGGCTGTTCCCAGGGTATTGTCTACACTACCACCAACCGCTAAGATGCAGATCGAGACAGGCAAGATTGCAGCAACAAGTGCTAGCCTTATGAGACTCAAGGATCTTCCAGAGCCTCAGCTAGAGCAAGTCGCAGACATCTTAGAGCACCACACTGTCAACGAAGATACTGTAGTGTTCCGCTCACTGGATGAAGTGATTGAAGCTGTGGTCGATCACCAATCCAACAAGGAAGATACATACAAGGTCAACTCTAAACTGGAACAGGAGGTGGGAGCACTTGAGAAAGTGTTTACTCAAGTTCCGGTGCAGATTGACAGTGTAGCAAACAGGAAAAGGCTGACTGGCTCTCTTTGGCATCAAAGAATCCAGGCTAGCTTTGCGGCGTTTGTCGCAATATGGAGAGAGCAATGGAAGAAGAAATAAGACCATTCTTTTCACGCGAGCCCTGGCCACATCAGCTACGTGGTGCAGCTAAGGTGATTGAAGCATTAAACACAATCAATGGCGTGACGCTATGCTCGGCTACTGGTGCGGGCAAGTCCGACATTATGTGGGCGATGATTCAGTATCTTGCGAGTCGAGGTGCCAAGTGTCTTGTGCTGACCAATCGCACGATGCTGACTCGGCAGACTATGGAGAATGCACAGGCGAAAGGGTTGGGTGTTGGTGTCCGTGCAGCGACACTGGCGCAGCACTTCGACTCTTCGCAGGATATCCAGATTAGCTCGATTCAGACTGAGATATCCCGCACGATCAATAGTAATCGCTGGGAGCCATTTCCTGCTGACTATGTGTTTGTGGATGAAGGGCATCTTCAGTGTCGTGGTGAGAGTGAGAAGTTCATCCGAAGCCAGATGTATAATCACGCCAAGGTGGTAGCTCTATCTGCTACGCCTGTTGGTATGTCGCACCTATACCCCAAGCTCATTGTATCGGGATCACCATCGGAATGTCTGGCTTGTGGTGCTCACGTATTGGCAGCAATCAAGGCTCCGTTCGAGTTTGATCTGTCTAAGGTGAAGCGAGTCAAGACAGGGGAGTACGATGTAGGCGACATCAAGAAGCATGTTTGGAGTCAGGCTATTGTGGGTCGCGTGATCGACTCCTATCGAGAAGAGAACCCAGAGTACCGCCCTTCGCTGGTGTTTGCTCCATGCGTTGAGACCTCCATCAGTCTCCATGAGGACTTCAATCGAGCAGGAATTAAGGCTTGTCATATTGACGCCACGAGGGTTCACATTGGCGACAAGTCTTATGCTGACAAAACAGGGTCGTGTCGGCAGGACGTATTGCAAAGATGGAAGGCTGGCGAGATAAAGGTGATATGCAACAGGTTCGTATTGCGAGAGGGCATCGACCTGCCAGAAATGTATCACTTAATGCTGGCTACTCCGATGGGCTCAATTAAGACCTACATCCAGTCCACAGGTCGCGTGATACGCAAGTCTCCATCAACACCAGACCATGTTCTCATTACAGACTTCGCAGGTAGCTACTACAAGTTCGGTGGTGGTCCTAATCGCGATCGTAACTGGGAGCAGTACTACTACATGACAGAGGCGGCAATCGAGAAGGAGATAAAAGAGAAGGCTGAGAGTAGCCCTAAGGAAGATCCTATCACTTGCCCGCACTGCCACACCGTCCGTCACCCATCGCTACCATCATGTCCAGCGCCACCCGTTGGATGTGGTCGAGAGGGAAGGACTCGCAGTAAGTTCATCGTTCAGCAATCAGGCCAGCTCAAGCTTGTGACAGGGCCCAACTTCCGCCCACCACCAGAGCCTCGTGTCGTACCTGAGGCACAGAAGAGGTGGGATGACTTGTACTATCGATCGAAAAACTCGAAGTCCAAGAGACCCAGCAACTTCAATCAGCTACGTGAGCGATTTAGGCACGTATATGGGTCTTATCCACCAAACAATCTATTACGAATGCCAAAGGATGAGGCGACATGGGGTCGGAAGGTTAGGGATGTGGCTTACACGGAATTGAGAGGACCAAGCGATGGCTAAAACATCAGTGGAAGATTGGCACGCAGAGTGTGTGTCAGGATACAGGAAAGAGATTTCCGAGTGCAAGGATATCCCTGAATTAGTACGGAAGTCTCGGCAATTGATTACTCTTGCATCGCAGGCTTGGTACTTGCGTGGTTGCTATCCCTCACTTGCCAAGAAGCGAGACGATTTGCGGGCAGAGCGACCAGTACGAAAGATGGTAGCTGTCGACCTGAAAGCAATATGCTGGCTTGCATGGACAAGAGGTGAATCCTCTAAGGAAGCCATGTTTGAGATGAAGAACATCATGAATAGTCTTCGTACTCGATTCAAGGACTCCACCTTTCTGTATGCATGTGACAGCCCACGTTCGTTGCGCACAGAGATGGATGAGCGATGGAAATGTAAGCGAGACAAGCCAAAGCCAGATTTTGTGAAGTTCGTCAACGACATCACTGAAGGGCTTCGCAAACGTCAGGCTCACATGTATGAGGTCGAGGGGTTTGAGGCAGATGATATTCTGGCTTCATTGAGTGCGAGTTATGCACTAGCAGGTGACAAGACAATCATCATCGCCAATGACAAAGACTTGCATCAGTTGCTTTCTCCATCCACGACATTGTTCTGGAAGGGAGAGTTCTTCAGTCGAGAGAATCTCATGAAGGCTCATTCCGTTGAACCAGGGCAATGGGTGGACTGGTTGTGTCTGGTGGGTAAGAACGACATCCCAGGCGCAGAGGGTATCGGTACTGTCAATGCGTCCAAATTGCTCCTCACCTTTGGAAGCTACCTGAATTGCCTCAACTCTCTGAAGCAGATTCAAGAGCAGTTCTCTGAGAAGATCGCTTCATCGCTACTTGCGTTTGAGAAGGAATACTTCTCGGTTCGTCGGTTGCATCGTCTTGAGCAAACACTTGAGTTGGAGGTTTTGGATTTAGTATGAGCAAGCCAGAGTATTACAGAGTAGTTCAGTGGTTCACGCACTGTGAGCATATTGACGGCGAAGGGCCAACTCGGATTTGGGCCAGTCGGTTTCCAGATGGCAGTGAGGTGCTTGAGTTTAAGGAGACCACATGCAATGGCCAGGAGGATTATCATATTTGTGGTATTTTGTATCGCAACTCTCCACATGAAGAATGGAGGTGGGAGCGTGACGAGACAGACGAATACGTTGGTAATTGCATGTTTAGTGATGCAGGGACAGCAGCCAAGATTCGCCAGTTCTTCAAAGACAACCCTCCACCAGAAGAAGCGATTGAAAGCAGAGAGGAATAATATATGGGCAAGCCTTTCACTGTGGGTCCATTCAAGTTTGTTGATGCCAATGTCACATCGATTTGTCCGCCTTCCATAGAGGACTTCGAGGAAGCCATTCAACAGATTGGATGGATGCAGAGGAACATCTACTGGTGGCTGGGCAGACTAATCAACATGGGAGAGCGGTTTCATGGTGATGACATCTATCAAGGATTCGATGCGAGCTTTAGCCCTGAGTTGCTACAGCGTTGTGCAGCCGTTGCCAATAAGTGGCCAGCAAAGGATTGCAACCCGAACTTATCGTGGTCCCACCACATAGCAGTCAGCAAGCTACCTCCAGCGTTACGGAAGATTGCTTTACAGATGGCAGAGGAAGAAGGATGGACAAGCACGGACATGACGAAGTACGTTCGCAACGCTGCGGCGAAAGAGGAGATGCTGCGGCGATTAGAGATCTCGCAGGACGAAGATTCTGCTGGCTTACAGGATTAACCAAACAGACTAGGCCAGAGAAGTGGTATGGCGATTGGTGGCTTCAGGTAGCGCACCTCGGTAGCGGATCAGGCTCCATGTATCGAGTCAACGATCGACGGGCTGTTGTGCTGCTATGTCCTTTGGCACATGAATGCCATATTGCTAATTCCGTGCGAATTCCTGAGAAGAAAGTAAACGGCAAAGTGTACCCAACCATTGATGCGAGTCATTTAATCTGGCTCAAAAGTATCATGGACTCGGAGTACTACGATCCAGAGTTCCTTGAAAGGATATGGGTGGGTAAGCCTCC